TTCTTCCGTGATACCTTAGATGTAAACGAATATTGAGAATTGGCCTCGTAGCTCAGCTGGACAGAGCAAGGGATTTCTACTCCCTGGGTCGGGTGTTCGAATCACTCCGAGGTCGCCAAATTTGCCCACGTAGACCAATTGGCAGAGTCAAGAGACTTAAAATCTCTGTGTTACCGGTTCGAGTCCGGTCGTGGGTACCAACATTATAGGATAGAATTAATATGAATAGCAGACTCGTTAGATTCACAAATAATGCAGATGAACATAAAGGCAATCCAATCTATATCAATATAGATCATATTTCTGCTATCTATGAAGCACCATCTACACCAGGTGGCAGCCTCAAGACTTTTGTATTTGGTGGTTATACTGGTGTACAATGGGAAATAGCAGAATCTCCTAAACAAGCATTAGAGCTGATCTATAAGCAGCGTGAAAACGGAGACCCGATATGATCATTGAACATCGTGTTAAGAAGAAACCTATTGCTGTCAAATGTGTACAATTTACGAAAGAGCTGACAGACCATGAACTGAGGACATGGAGCAATAAAAAAGCATTCATCACTCAACTAGATCGAGATGATGAGCCTTGTGTAATGGTCAATACTCTCGAAGGTACAATGAAGGCTCGGTACGGCGATTGGATCATGATGGGCAACTACGAGGATGTGTATCCTATTCGTGAAGATATCTTTAACGCCACTTATGATTTTGTGAGGGATTAATGTCAGCATTCATTGTAGCATGCACTAGGTCAGTCACATCTATGAGCGTCGATGAATTCGTTGCCTACGTAGCACGAGTATCTAATCCATCTAACCAGACCAACCATCAGACAGCGCCAAAGCTAATGAAGTATCTGATCGAGAATAAACATTGGTCGCCGCTTGAGATGGCTCATGTGGTTATGGAGATTGAAACGACTCGAGACATTGCTCGTCAGATCCTACGCCACCGTTCGTTTGCATTCCAGGAGTTCAGTCAACGCTATGCAGATCCGACTAAAGATCTCGGGTTTGTCACTCGGGAAGCGCGTATGCAAGATACAAAAAATAGACAGAACTCAATCGAGACAGAAGACGATCAGATTAAGAAACTGTGGAACACGTATCAACAGAATCATATACATGCTGCAGAAAGCGTATACAGATGGGCTATCGAACACGGGATCGCTAAAGAACAGGCTCGTGCAGTACTTCCAGAAGGCCTGACTGTATCAAAGCTGTACATGGCAGGATCATTGCGCTCATGGATCCATTACTGTCAGCTACGGACAACTAATGGCACACAGAAAGAACATCGTGAAGTTGCAATCGACTGTTGGTATTCTCTAATCAAAGAGTTTCCATCTCTTAAAGATTTAAATCTAATTTCTCTGTAATTTAATTAAAATAGCGGTTGACATTTTTATCATAATACCTTATATTGATAATATGATGAAAACAACGGAGAACAACATGCCTTTTCGAAAAGATTCTTGCGCCAAATGGAATATCAGTTCACATCGTGAACTGAATAAAGAATATGCTCGCCTTGAAAAACTGAATGATTTAGAATTGTCAGAACTAATGGATGGCATGGACATTGATTCTTCTTCAAGAGTTGTTAAAAATTTAGTCAGTAGAAAGATTGAAGACATACTGCACACTCGTAGTGCGGCATGAACAGGTAATTTAATTAAAATAGCGGTTGACATTTTTATCAAAACATCGTATATTATTAATATGATGAAAACACACACAAAGGAACACACAATGACTGATTTCAACCTCGTCCTCTCGTTCGTAGCTCTTGACGCCACTTACGATCAGCTAGTTTCCCTCTCGGAAGCAATGAAGCTTCGCCGTGAGAAGCTGTCAAAGACAGTCAAGCGTTCTATCAAAGAAGGTCAGAAAGTGACTTTTAGCCATAAAGGTACTGATTATGCTGGCGTTGTTATGTCGGTCAAGATCAAGAAGGCGACTGTAGAATGCACGATTCCGAATTCTCATTCATACGACACTAAGATGCGCCGTGTTCCTTCAACGATACGCTATGACGTTCCTCTCAACATGCTTAAGGCAGCCTGATATGTACGATAAAGCAACAGTCCCTTACTCGTTTACGGGTGAGTTGAATTATGTCATCAACAAGATGCGTACCATGCAGAAGGCGGGCTATAAGGTCATCAAGAAGGTAGCGCATTCTAATCGTACTGTTACCATCCATATGGAAAAGAAGGTTTATTGATATGGCACAAGCTCCTGATTATAAGATTCTCGAAGACTGGTCTAGTTATAAGCTAGAGAAAGAAGTCATTGAATTGATGCAACTTGGCTATGTCCCCATTGGCGGCGTTTCATCATACACAGAATCTGCTGGGTTCATGAAGAAAGAGATATTCATCCAGGCTATGTATCGTGCAGGAAGCAAAGAAAAAGCATGATTAAGTTCAAAGGTGCGAAGAAAATCAAGCCAAAACAGGAAGAGTACCTTCGTAGCCTTTCTACGTTTGTCTTGGATAAGTTCTTTACACAACCAAAAAAAGATCGGTTAGAGATAACTGTTGTATTTAAAAAGAACTTGTTCAAACAAACTAGCCAATATGGTAACTGCATCTGGATGGATCAGCACTATCGTCCAGAAGAGTTTGAGATCGAGATAGATCCAGACCAGTCAATTCAACTTTTGTTAAATACATTAGCTCACGAACTTGTTCATGTCAAGCAGTGGGCCAAAGGTGAGTATTATCAGCTTCAACGTGAGAAGCATGTCTACAAGTTCTGTAGCAAGCGCTTCGATACGAACAAAGTTGATTATTGGGATACGCCCTGGGAAATTGAAGCCCATGGACGTGCAATCGGGTTAGTCGTCCAATGGACACGCGCTAACAACTTGTCAAACAAAGATCTTGTTGTGGAAGGCTAATCTTTCATTAAAAACACGGAGAATTAAATGAGACATTTTATCGTTACTACTGCTGCTCTATTGATGGCAACTACTGCATATGCAGGCGATCTTCCATCAAAGGCAACTCCTGCTGCTCCTGTTCAGGCAACAGCATCTGCTGATACAACTATCACTGCAGGCTATGGCTATGAGTTTGCTCCAAACGAATATGATGCATCTACTGCAACCACATATTCATTGGGTGTAGATCGTAATCTTGGCGGTGGTCTCTCTGTTGGAGCTGCTGTAGGCACTTCACAGGCTGCTGATGAAGGTGCATTGAAGCAGACAATCGAAGCATCTGTCGGATATAAGATCCCATTGTTTGCAGGTATCACTGCAAAGGTCGGTGCTTCTATCGGTGAGCGTTTCACCAATGGTGCGAACTATCCGTACTACACACTCAGCTCAGGCGCTGACTATAAGCTAGCAGACAACCTTACATTGAATGCTATCGGTTATCGTTATCGTAATGCTATCGATGATGCAAACAACTGGGAATCACATCAGTTGAGCACAGGTGCAACTTTTGCACTCAATAAGACAAACGCAGTGTTCGTCAAGTTGGCTCGTTCATACGATTCAGACTTTGAAGCATCGACTGATGCCATCACAGTCGGTTATAAGCTCAGCTTCTAATATAAGCATTCTTATTGACAAGAAATTAAGGCACCTTGCGGTGCCTTTTTTCACAAAAAACACACAATTCATCTTAGCTTCATCTAAGATTCATCCAAGCTTCATACTACGTTTATATATAAGTCATGGGAGGCACGGGTCTTCTATATTTCATCATACGGGAGTTATCATGTTTAAAAAAATGCTTTTAGCCATCGGTCTATTGACCATTCCTTTCACAGCAACTGCAGCAGATATTACAGGTGCTGGTGCAACATTCCCTTATCCAATCTATGCAAAGTGGGCTGATTCATATAAGAAATTATCTGGTGTCAATCTAAACTATCAATCAATCGGTTCTGGTGGTGGGATCAAGCAGATTGCTGCTAAGACAGTGACGTTTGGCGCAACTGACAAGCCACTCAATGAGAAAGAACTAGCCAAGGATGGTTTGATCCAGTGGCCAATGGTTATCGGCGGTATCGTGCCTATCATCAGGCTGGAAGGCGTTGAGTCTGGCCAGATGGTTCTCGATGGCGAGACACTGGCTAACATCTATCTGGGCAAGATCAACAAGTGGGATGACGCTGCTATCAAGGCATTGAACCCAAAGTTAAATCTTCCAAACAAAGCGATCATCGTCATTCGTCGTAGTGATGGATCAGGTACGACCTTCAACTTCACTAACTACCTGTCAAAGGTATCTGCAGAATGGAAGAGCAAGGTTGGAGAAAGCACTTCAGTTGAGTTTCCAGTCGGTATCGGTGCCAAGGGTAACGAAGGTGTCGCAAACAATGTGATGCAGACAGATGGAAGCATTGGATACGTCGAGTATGCCTATGCCAAGCAGAATGGTATCACATACACCAATATGATCAATGCAGCTGGTAAGAATGTTAGACCAACAGCTAAGTCTTTTGCAGCAGCAGCAGAAAAAGCTGATTGGAATGGAACTCCAGGATTTGCCGTTATCATCAGCAATCAACCAGGCGATAACAGCTGGCCAATGTCAGCAGCAACATTCATCTTGATGCACGCTGAACCATCAGACAAGGCTAATAGCAAACTAGCTCTAGCATTCTTTAATTATGCCTTTGATCAAGGTGACTCACAGGCATTGGCACTTGATTATATTCCAATGCCAGAATCTGTCAAGGCTAAGATTAAGAAAGACGCTATGGGTAAGATCAACGTCAAGTAATTAAGTTATCGGTTGACATAATTAAACCTCCATGCTATTATCATAATATCAGCAATGGAGGTTTTTATGTCTAATCAACGTGCCGGCAAGACTCATGCAGCATCACTGAATGATGGCGCTAATATATCGCTTCAGTCGCTGCTTAACTTCTGCAAGGAAGCTCGTAAAGATCTTACTAATGAAGGTGAAGAGGATTCTGCTCTCAGGTTTGAGATCTTAGAAGAATGGTTGCGAAATGACTTTAAAGGGTCGTTCAAATATCAATCTAAGATGATTGGATTGTGACAAAAAGAGGACCTCGTGTCCTCTTTTTTCATTTGTATAAATATAAGAAATAATTTATATTTAAATGATGAGGAATCTAATGCTAACTTTTTTAAATTTCATCACAGAAACTGTAGCAAAATCTGGATACAGCGATGAGCATGCTTTTACTCATGTATGGAATCATATGGTTAAACATGGATTGACTCATGATAAAGATGCGATGAATTCAGAATTAGAAAAAGCTAAAACAGATCCGACTCATGCTTTACACCATAGTAAAATCTCGTCTGCCGGGTTTAAAGGTGGCAAAAAATCTCCGGAGGCAATTCAAGATTATCACAGAGAATTGTCTGATGCAGTCCATACTGTTCATGCTATAGCTAAACATCCTGATTTTAAAGCAGCTGTAAAAGAAGGACATCAAGCAAAGGTCATGGGAGCTAGTAGAGGTGAGATATCAGACACATGGAAAAAACATGGTGCTACTAAAGGTGCAGTTTCTAAATCTGATGTATCTATATCTAAACCTGGTTCTGCAGAAGGATCCGGTCTTAAACTTTCAATGAAAAAAGGCGGCGGTTCACAGTTAATGTCTGCTGGACCAGAAGAAAATAAAGCAGTACATGATCATGCTGCTAGAGAAATGTTAGATACTCATCCGCAGTATGCTAAAAAATCTAAAAAAGAAAAAGATAACATACATTCAGAAATAATGCATAAGATGGATGAAGTACATCATCACATGAATGCTATGAAAACAGCATCGCCGACAGAACAACAAGAACATAAAAATAAAGCACAATCTGCTATTAATGCAGTACATGATGCTCATCCTCATTTGAATTCTTTTGTTAGAAAAGAAGCTACGACTGGACGTGGTAAATTTGGAGAAAATTCCCCTCACGCTGCTTCTTATCTTGTTAAATCTGCTAGCAACAATAAAGAGGCCTCTGTCCAACACGTCAATGATGTAGATCATAGCGGACCAAAATTGAGAGCTTCTTTACCTAAGGGTTCTGGTCGCTCAGGTAATATTAAAGCAGATGAAAGGGCTTCGTAAGACAATGAAAACTTTTGCAGAATTTATCTCAGAGGCAACATCCGTAGATGACGAGATGCTCGGACATCTTACTCATACGAAAGATCTACCCCACGAAGCACCTCAGCATGCTCAAGCAGCTGTCGATCTGTTACATCAATTCCATAAGAAGAGGATGGGACAATCTAGCCCTGTGGGTGCTTCTCTAAAGACTGACGGCGGCGCATCTGTACATGTGATACATGATGAGAAGGGTGTTGGCGTCTCAGATAAGCATAGGATGGCAAGAGGTGTCGTTGCAAGAACGCCAGCAGAGATCGATACGCATTTTGGACATGCGCCAGAATATGCGGCGTCGCTCAAGCATCTGTTAGCACACGGACATGAGTTTGTAAACAAAGGTCATCATGTTCAGGGCGATTTGCTACATACACCTGCAGATAAAGCAGATAAGACATCCAAGAAGGGTGGTTCTACTTCTACGACGCCGAACAGGATCACATATAAGGCAAAGACAAAGGCACCTCTCGGGATCGCTGTGCATACAGAGATCACAGGCGGAGTTGCTCACGGGTTGTCAAAGAATGCTTTGAAACATAGCGATAACGTATTTGTCCCAGAACATGAATATCATCCTGATCCGAAGACATATTCAGATGAAGATAGGAAAGCGACAGAACAGCATCTGAATGCAGCAAAGGCGCTATTAAAAGGTCATACGACCGAGCATCTCACTCCCGCACATATCGATCCTAAGAAAGGAGGTCATTTCACTACATACCTCAACAGGACGACGAGACGCGGCGAGACTGCCACTGTAGAAGGATACAAGAAGCATCTTGCTGCTGAAGGTGAGAAGGCAGCTAAGAAATTAAAGACACCTGCAGGACAACAGAAAACAAGAGATCAATTTGCTAGCCATATCGCTCATGTCGAAAAGCATGCTCCTCATTTTCAACGCTCATTAGACATCAGACATCATCTCGGACAAGCTACAGAACATGTCCTAAAAGGAATCTCGCACCCTGACATGGAAACATCTATAGATGGCAAGAAGTCACAAGGTGAAGGCATCGTGCTTCAGAAGAAAGATTCTGCAGGAAAGATGAGACCTGTATCAAAGTTAGTCCCAGTTAAAGTATCTAATGCGATATTAAACAATCCGAGGTTTGCAGAATGAAGACCTTCATCCAATTCATATCAGAAGAAGAAGATACCAAGCACGGCGTCTTTGCGTTCGGAAGATTCAATCCGCCGACTGTCGGACATGAGAAACTCATCCATGCTACAGAAAAAATTGCTGCTAAACACGGTGTAGGAGCAAACATCATCGCTTCTCATTCAGAAGGAACATCTAAGAATCCGGTCCCGACTAAGTCTAAAGTAGGATACTTGAAGAAAGTTGTTGCAAAGACATCTACTGTATCTCATTCTGACAGCGAATCTCCTAGCGTATTACAGCAAGCAGCAAAGCTCCATAAGCAAGGTGTCACTCATCTCCATATGGTCGCTGGCTCTGATCGTGTAGACGAGTATCATAAATTGCTTCATAAGTATAATGGAACACACGAAGGCGCTCTGTTTAACTTCAAGCATATTAACGTACATTCGGCAGGCTCTCGTGATCCTGATGCCGAAGGTACAGAAGGTGTATCAGGAACCAAAGTCAGAGCTATGGCACATGCAGGTGATACGGAAGGTGTCAAGAAAGCAATACCTAAAGCTCTCCATCCTCATGTGAAAGAGATGATGGGACACATCCAGAGCATTAAAGAAGATGTAGATATCTAATTATAAATATATAAAAATCGAACCCGAGAGATAACATGGCAACCAATCAACAGACATCACAAGCTCCTCCTGCAGATAATGCTAAAGATATCCGAGATAACAAGACTACTAGTTCTAAGAAATTAAAGACGGGTGAAGTCAAAGATCAGATATCTAAAGGATCTACTATGGTCGGTAAGACTCCAGAAAATCCTTCAGGCAAGCCAGATGTTATTGAAGTCAATCCTATGCAGAATGAAGGTATATTATCTCAATTGAATGCTATCTATGATAGAGTGTTATCTGAATTGGATACGCATCTCAGAGATGACGGAACAACATCGCTGACCAATATCTATAAGAAAGACACTCCAGGAGAAGTAGTCAATAGTAAGTTTGCTCTACAGTTTAAGAACCCAAAGAATGATAAAGAGGCGGCATCTCGCTCAGGTAATCCTGTTAGAAAAGAGATGGATATCGTCAGAAGAAACGATGCTAATGCAGATCGTAAGACAGACAGCGCATACTATCGCCATCAGTCAATCGTAAAGAATGTCATCGATGAGGCGACTGAGGCTAAAGAAGAAAGAAACTATCCTAAGTCACCTACCGGAATGGGACATTCTGCTGATGCTCATTTTAATCAGCAATCAAAAAAGATGCAGGATGCTATCAATATGCACCTTCGTAATGGCAAGGACTATCCTGAAGCTGTAAAAGCTGCCAAGGTCCATGTTAAGGAAGAAACCGAGCTCAAAGAAAAATATGGCAAAGGGTATGTATCTCCTGCGAGCAAGATCGAAAAGGCGATGAAAGCAAAGGGCATACAACCTGATTCTGGCGACAAATATCGCCAAGAGATGGAAAAGAATTCTGCTGCATATCAAGCGATCCTTGATAGAGAAGCAGCCGCAAAGAATAAAACAAATGAAGAAGTATTAGGTTGTGACATTGATGATCTCACAGAGGAAGAGTTAGGATTCACTGAAGAGAACTTCATACCTTCTGGGAATGAGCTCTATGAAGACTGGAATGAACTAGAAGAAGAAGCAGAATATCAAGGACGCAAAGTTAAATTGGGTAAACCTTTCTTGACGCCAGGCGGTCCTAAGAAGCGTTCTGTATATGTGAAGAATGAGGGTGGGAATATCGTAAAGGTCAATTTCGGCGATCCTAACATGACGATCAAGAAGAACATCCCTGCTCGTCGTAAATCATTCAGAGCTAGACATCATTGTGATACGAATCCGGGTCCTCGCACAAAAGCCAGATATTGGAGTTGTAAGGCATGGTAATGTTATCTTTTAATGATTTTATCCTAGACGAAGATCTAAGACAATGGTTCAAAGACAGATGGGTCCGCATGGATACCAAAGGCAACATCAAAGGCGATTGCGCTAGAGAACCAGGCGAAGGTAAGCCTAAATGTCTTCCTATAGCAAAAGCAAGAGCCATGGATAAAGAAGATAGGGCAACAGCCGCAAGAAGAAAAAGAAGAGAAGATCCAGTAGCAGATCGATCAGGCAAGGGTAATAAACCCATCAATGTACAGACAGAAGAATACATAGAAGAAAAGAATGCACCTACTAATTCTGCTTTGTGGTCAAGAGCTAAGAGCTTAGCAAGACAGAAGTTTGATGTATATCCTTCAGCATATGCGAATGGATGGGCAGCTAAATGGTATAAGGGCAAAGGCGGCGGATGGAAGTCAGTCGCATCTGAGAGTACAGAAATATTTAAGGGATTGGGAGACACATAATGGATCAGTTAATTGAAAAGATGAAGGCATATCACGCATCTAATTTTGCGTTTTATCTGAAACTACACTTCTTTCACTGGAATGTAGAAGGACCGAACTTCCCTCAGTATCATGAGTTTTTCGCAGATCTGTACACTGATGTACATGGTGCAGCAGATGTTATCGCAGAACACATCAGAGCTTTGCAGTCATATGCTCCGGGATCGTTTACTAGATTCAGCGCATTGAGTTCTATCGCAGATCAGATCGATCCTATTCCTGCCTCAGAAATGATCGATATGGCTATAGCAGATAATACGAAATTAATGTTTATGATCTCTAATTTAGATAAGATGGCGAACGATGCGGGTGAAGTTGGTCTCAGCAATTTCCTCCAAGCACGTCATGAGATCCATAGAAAACATCAGTGGATGCTCAGAGCAACATCTAAACCTATGTAATTTTACAAAATCATAAATAAAAGAACAGTAATATGTTCTTATGTATTAATTTTTTAAAAGGAGATCAAAATGGCTCAATGGGGCAATACAGACGTAGCAGGCAATTCAGTACTTTGGGGTGTAACCGGATTCAATGGCGCTCCGAATACAACAAATCGCACTGCTTTTTATGATAATATTACACCTGATGCTTTTGTGACAGGACTTACAGCAGGTCAGTTCGGCGTTGATACTACAGAAATGGGTGTTGGATCTGGAAACGTTGCTCAGATCATCGTAACAAATGCCGGTACTGGTTATAATGCTAATGCTACAATCACCTTTAGCGGCGGTGGTGGTACATCAGCCGCAGCTACTGGTACTGCAAATAGTTCTGGAAAGATCTCAGGATCTACTATCTCTAATGCAGGATCGTCATATGAGACAAATCCCACAATCGTTTTTGCTGCAGCTGCGAATACTCCCTTCAATGCTAATAGCGCCGTAACTGGCGGAGCAAGCACAGGATTAGCAACAGACGCAAACAGCACCATTTCATTCCCATATGTTTCAGCAAACAATTCTGGAACAGCAGCATTTCAAGTGGGAGATACGATTAAATATCGCGTCAATACAGGCAATACTGCAAACATTGGATTGACTAATGAGACTATCTTTTTTGTTCAGCATGCTAACACAACAAAGATCGCATTAGCTGCAACATCCGGCGGTGATAGAATCACTCTTACTAAAGGATTTACAGAAGCTGGCCACTATCTACAAGGAACAACAGCAACAGGTGCTGCAGTTGTTGGTGGCGCACAAAATAAAGGTGTCACACATGCTGGTTGGAATGTCCGTACAGTAGGTAGCGGCGGACGTGCAGGTCGTGTCCAATACGAAACATTAGTAGCTATGGGTTCAATTGCCAATGATGGATCTGATGATGACGTCTTGCCAGACGCATAAGATCTGAATAATAATTGATTACGGGGAGGGAGCAATCCCTCCCTTTTTTATTGACATAAATATACGATAAATGAATAACTAAACAGAGGGTGCAATGCCAAAGATCTCAGAACTCAACGCAATAACTACACTAACATCTGATGACCTAATCATGGTAGTCAATGATCCTGCAGGATCTCCTTCTACCAATAAGATAACTTTTGGCAATATGCTTGCCAATGTTAATATTGTTGCAAAGTTTTCTAATACCGTAAACTCATCTGGCAATATAACAAGCACATCTATCATTAATTCTAATAATCTCTTTATAAACTATAGAACCACTCCAACTACAAATACCGATGTTGTGCAGAGCGGAAAACTCTGGTTTGATAATGATTACATATATGTTGCAATCTCGAACAACAATATTAAAAGAGCAGCATTGAGTAATTTTAGCTAATATGATGGATAGACTTGATGAGACAAACTTTTTATTATACGCAGCTAAACACTATGATAATCCCCAGTGTTATGATACGTTAGAATTTTATGACGACCTGAAGAGATTTAAATACGTCAAGAGATTGCTCAACAGGTATCAAGAAGAAGGTGATCTGAAAGAGAGATTGATTCTCAATCATATCATCATCCTCAATAACATATTTGGGCCTGTACATACAGCAAAGATGTTATTTTTAAAGTGTAAAGGCATGGAAGAATATCTAAAGCCATTCTTATTGTTCTTGAATATCCTACCTGATCAAGTGATCAACATAGGTATAGAATGTAAAACAATAAATACATCAGACATACCTTTAAACGAATTTATATTAAACGAGCTTAGGAACATCTGATGATAGTAGATGCAGTATTAACTTATCAATTCATCAAGAAATTGATAACTCCTTTCAATAAGATGCCTGCTTACGCTTTACAGTTAATCGATGAGAACGGCAACTTCCTCAAGAGAAGAAACAACTACACATCACAAGAGAAGAAAGCATTGGGTCTGTTTGACATAATGGTCATCAATCTTAAGAAGTTGATCGCTAAGGTTCCTTTCGGCAAGACGAGGATCGCTACTCTTGCAGCTGCTATGATGCTTCTAAGATCGACTCCTCTAAAAGAAGATGTGATGACTGATACGTTGTTTTCTCTAGAAGAAAACTTTAATAAAACATTAGAAGAATTAGAGTTAATGGAAGATATGGGTGCTGTTAATAATGTGGGCGGCATAGCAGGAACTGGCGATCCTAGATTAGCAGCAGATCAAAGAGAACCGGGCGTATCTAGATCAGCTGCCATGAGATACAAAGGTAAGAATAAAAAGGGCGCACCGTCACCTATACTGGCTCCTATGCTCAGCCGTACCGCAAAGAACGTTTTCAATGTCGTGAAGAAGGGTGTGTTAAAATCTGTCCGAGAAGATACCACGCTTCAATATCATACAGAATTAAATTCTAAGATCTGGGATGGGATGAAGCTAAAGGATGAAGTCAGAGGCAAATTGGTTCAGATCGCTTCAGCATGGGTACAGTTCGCTAAGATTCATCCTGATACGATACAAGACATCATCATCACAGGCGGTAATGTCAATTACAATTATACACCACAATCAGACATCGATCTGCATATCGTGATCTCTAGAGATACAATGAATCCGGATAGAGCGCTCGTAGATGAGTATCTACAGGATAAGAAGATCCTATGGACGCTCTCACATCAAGACATCAACATCTACGGATATCCCGTAGAGCTGTATGCTCAAGATATTGCTGAGCAACCACATGCCAACCAGGGTGTGTTTTCTGTGAAGAGAAATCAATGGATCGCTATGCCACAGCATCTTGACATTGACTTCGAAAGCGACTATCATTTACAGAAGAAAGTGCAATTCTATAAAGATCTGATCGATAAGATGGTGTTACAGAATGCTACTGACGGATCATTCGATATGATCAAGCAAAAGATCAAGAAGATGCGTGGCGATTCTATCGCCAAGGACGGTGAGTTTGCTTTCGGTAACCTGGTGTTCAAAGAGCTGCGTAACCAGGGTTATTTGGATAAGATGGATATGTATCAGAAATCTAACCAAGATAAGGCGCTGTCTCTATCATGATCGGATGGGTATTCCGTTTGTTCACCGCAGGTTCGTCGCTCCCATGGATAATCGGTGGGGTGATGCTTGCTATCACAACAGGATATACCTGGTTAAAGATACATGACTATAACATCTGGGAAGAAGCGACTCTCGCTTTCAATCAAGCACAAGAGCAATTGACTCAACAGAAACAAGAAGAGTTTGTTCAGAAGACAGAAGTGATAAACGATAATGCTGCTCGTATCAGAGAAACCATTGCAAGACGTGAAGATCAGATGAATGAGATATCATCTGGCATCGAGAAACAAGCGATCACTGAGCATAAGGGCACCGAGCAGGCGTCTAAATATCTTAAGAACATCATATATCAATTAGATCAAAATTACGGAGCAAAGAAATGAAGACCTATTTTACGTTCATGAAAGAATCTCATACGCTATATCACTCATCCTATACAGATGCTATCAATGCAGCTCTCGCGCACCATAAAGGTCTAAATGTTAGCGACGAAGATCGTGATACACATATCGCAATGGGTCCTCGTAAACCAGCAGAAGGTGAGACTGTTAAGCACCGCATTCCTGCGACCGACAAGAATGGAGATGATCACATGATCGACATCCAGGTGTATAATAAGGGCGGTAATAAGCCTTTCGAATTGAATACTTATTCAAGCAAGGTTTCTAAGAAAAAAGTAGCAGAAGAAACTGTAGATGTTTCAGAAGGACTGGGTGACCGTTATACAAATGACCCTATTGGAAATTTTTCTGGACTTAAAACTTATGCAAAGAAACTAGGCCCAAAACATATAGATTATCATGATCTGATGGTAGCCGCATCTCATATGGCGTTTGGCAATAGTGCTCATCTAAAGAAGCATTTAAATGCTATGGATACAGATGTCCGTGACAAAATTAAAGAATATATGAAAGAAGAAGTAGATCAGATTGATGAGATTTCTTCAGCTACATTAGTTTCATACTCACAACAAGCCCACGATCAGATTAAGGGAAATCAACCCGCTGACCCTGATAAACTTCGCAAGCGTACTAATAGAGAACAGGGTATTAAATTAGCTTTTAATAAACATTATCAAGTTAGAACAAAAGTTCCTGCTACTATCAATGAAGAAGAGCCTCTTGCTGAGATTTCAGCTGCGCTTGCTATGAGAGCATCTCGTGCAGCGACTAAAGAAGTCGGCATGGGTAAATCAAATAGAGAAGATAAGTTGATAGGCTTACAAAAGACAGCTGATGAGAAATTTCGTAAGATGCTAGGACGTTCATCATCTGCTAAAGTCGCGACTACACCGGGGGAATGATATGAAGTGGCTGGGTGTCATACCTTTATTATTGCTATTAGCAGCATGTCAGCACACACAAGTGGCACTGATCGCTCCTGAGTATAAGATCGTCAAGGCACCTGACGATCTATACAAATGTCCTACTGTGACTAAGTTCCCGAAAGATGAGACGCTGACAGATCAGGAAGTCGGTTCTCTCATATTAAAACTTCAAAACAACAATGTCACTTGCAAGCGTTCGTTAGATTCAATCAAACAATTCTATGACGATGCAGAAAAAACGATTGCAGAACAAAAATGAAAAGTTTCTTAGAATTCATCAATGAAGATGCCGATGAGCCTAAGCAGATCCATCAGATCGGATTAAATAGATCTCAGTTAAATTCTTTGCATAGGCATCCTTCATTTAGGACGTATGTTGATTCTCCTTCGCATCCAAAAGTTTATGCAAAATTAGATAAAAACGATAGTGGGTCAGGGAGAACACGTAACGTGATATTAACTAACTCTGGCAATAAGCACAAGATGCATGTGGCTATCACCAATCGTGGCAAGATCCTTGGACATACAATATATCGCAAGTCGGACAATCCTCATCCGGATGCAGAGGTACAGTGGGATCATGTTAAATCTGTCGATGGCAGTTAATAATACTTGACAAACCGTACAACTATGTTATAATTACTCTGTAGATTTGAAATAGAGTGATTAAAGAAAATGAA